CGAAGACGGAAAAGTCGGAAGCTAAAATCAACGGTGAGCAATATCGGACACAGGATGTCGCAAAGTCTACGGGCTGGGCTGAATGTGGGCACAAAGAGATTAATTTCACGGCGTGCTTGAATGGACTCATCGTTTCTGGACATCTACTGGTGGAGGGTGAATCCCATGTCACTTTCTACCATTCGGTTTGTGCGAAGGAAGGTTTGAAGATACCAGTGGAGAAGGGCAAGAAGATTGCTCGTGATACCCTGTTGTTTCCTCGACCCCCTGCCTGGTCAGCTGAAAACTGTCCTAACCTGAGAACATCGTCCCCTGTGGTCGGTGAAAAGGTGAAATTGATTGCATACCCGGATCGTGCGGCTGCCCTGTTGGGTAGACCGTCAGATGATTCTGGTGTGGTCAAGGCTGTTATCGCACTGCCAAATGAGGAACGTGGTTTCTACAATGTGTCGTCTGTTGACGGCAATTGTGGTGCTCCAGCGTGCAACGCATCAGGAAAAGTGGTGGGATGGCATAACGCGACAACAGATCGCGAGACCATCTTCATCCCCTGTACTGCGCTTGTCGTTCAGCTGGCCACGTCATCGCCTCCATCTTTTTAGATGGCCCGTTGCCCGACACTGACGTCTGGGCGGCCTGGTACTCTAAGTACCTTGACCGCACGGTCTTCTATGCTCGTGGTTATATGTTCAATGGGTTTGATGTACGGTCGGTTGAGTTCCGGCAGTACTTCAAGAAAGGCAATTTTGATTATGTGGGACGGGTGAATCGGCATTCGAATATGCGTTCATCTGAAACACTCAACTCATCGTTCACCAGCTTTTGCCAGTTGAAGGGAATTCCAATCCCGGATGGTTATCGGCAGGTGCGCCCTAATATGGATGCTTCGTTCAAGTCGGTTGCAAAATACGACAAGAACCAGCCAGCTCTGGATGAGCAGGCTTGGTCTATGGCGGGTGAGTGGACCAAGCAGCACTTCATGTGCATGCTTGGGTCACGTGAGACGTCTTTGGAGGGCGTGCTGGCGGAGATGGATAAATCTACGTCTGCAGGCTATCCGTGGAACTTGAAGTTCAAAAACAAGCGTGATTTCTTGGATGACCCAGTTGCTGTGCAAGCGCTGAGTGATTATTGGACTTTGATCGCGCATCCTCAGGATGTTATGGTGCCTATATGGACCTGCTCGCAGAAATGCGAGTTGCGATCGGTGGAGAAGCTGGCGGAGAACAATATTAGAACATTTCTCGCGTCACCCTTTGAGCATTCGTCTTCACTGAATAGGTTGTGTCTCGATATGAACAATCGGTTCTACGACAATGCTGGCGATCGGATTTGGTCCATCGTTGGTATGTCAAAGTTTATGGGAGGCTGGGACAAAATGTACAACCGTCTAGCCCGAAAGGGTGATGAGCGTTCGGTGCAATTCGAAAGAAATGCGCATGAGCTCGACGAGAGTCAGTTTGATTCTAGCCTGTTTGCGCGTGCTCTGTATGGGCAGCGTGACATTCGGTGGAGTATGCTCTGTGAAGAGGACCGTACCCCTGACAATTGGCAGCGCTTAACCGCTTTGTACGATTCGGTCGTGCATTCAGTCATTGTCTTGGAAAATGGTGAACTAGGGCAGAAACACACTGGCAATCCAAGCGGCAGTAGCAACACGATCGTGGATAATACCATGATTTTGTATCGACTATTTGCGTACGCCTGGATTGTCTTGGCGATTGAGGTCGGGCGTGAGCCTGATTATCAAGACTTCGGCAGCAATGTCGAGGCAGCACTGTGTGGTGATGACAATACATATACGTGTAGTGATGAGGTGGTGGAGTGGTTCTCCCCTGCCGGCATTGCACGAGTGTGGTCATCGATCGGTGTTACAACCAAGACTCCATGTTTTCAGCCAAGACCGTTGAGTGAGGTGCAATTCCTCTCCAACGGCTTTGTGTTCAATCACGAGCTGGGCATGTGGATGCCAATTCCGGAATCTGAGCGTGTGCTTTCGAGCATGGCTTGGGGGTCTGATATTGACGATGTCAGATGGCACTTCCTGCGCGCTTGCGCGCTTCGTATGGATTCCTATTATAATCCCACTTGTCGCAGTACGCTGTCGGCCTATATCGTGTGGCTTGCCAATGAGCATAAAGCACAGATGTATGGTTCAGTTCAGCGCAACTCCGGTGATATTACAATGGAGATGATACGTAGTAATTGGAAGTCGGATCTTTGGATTGAGGGTCTGTATGGTGGTCACGAGTCGGCCGACTCGGAACGAGGAGCTGCAGCGCAAGTTTCGCTCTCGTTTAAAATTTTAGACCAACAGCAATCTCTCGTGTACAACTCGCTTTCCTACGAGCGTTTACAGTGCAAGATTCAATCTAATTCAAGGATGGGCAAGAAGGCGAAAGCCAAGAAGGCCCAGAAGCAGGCTGCTGCTCACGCTATCTCTGCGCCGAAGCAGAAGAAGAAGAAGAGCAAGCAGTTAGGAAAATCCGGTGCCATGAGAATGGTGCCGGTTGGACCAAGCAACAATGTTGTTTCGTCCAAGAAGGCTGGACTCATGAATCATATGGTTTCGGGCGCAACCACGCGCCGATCCCAGATGATCTGTGAGGATGAGTACATCGGTGAGGTGACCGCTACGACGACTGGTTTCGCAACCGTCGCGTATCCGTGTAACCCGGGCCAATCAGGGACTTTTCCTTGGGGCTCGAAGATCGCTGCTCTGTACGAGGAGTATGATTTCGTGTCTTTGGAGTTTTACTACAAGCGCGAGGTGTCAGAATTTGCGTCTCTCGGGACGACTGGCAAGATCATTCTTTCCTTCGATTATGATGCTTCGGACATAGCGCCGACGACTAAGCAACAGGTGGAGGACACAGTCCCTCACATGGATGGCATGCCTAGCACGCCTCAGATCAGTCTCAAGATTGACTGTGCTCGTCTTCGGAAGAATGACGCGAAGTATGTGCGCCCAGGCGTACAACCGGCTAATACTGACATCAAGACGTACGATTGTGGCAATCTGTATGTGTCAACCTACGGTACGAACGGTGGGGGGACACTAGGAGAGCTGCGTGTGCGCTATTGTTGTCGGTTGAGTGAGCCGGTTTTGGAATCTGGTGTGCTGCTGCAATCTACAGCTGCTCATTGGGTAACCACTACAGCAACGACAGCCGATAATCTTGCCGGTATTGTTGCAATGAAGACTGGTGGTTCGGCATCTTTGTCGTCGATCCAGCTTGGTGGTTCTGGTTCGGGCTCTATTAACACTATCTCGTTTCCGGCGTCTGGTGTAAATGGGCCGTATGCAGGAACGTATATGGCTCTTTATGTCGCAAGTGCAGGAACGAGTTTTGGCTCTATTGGTGTGTCAGGTGTCACTGGAGGTATCACACGTAGTGTGAATATCTTCGGAAACGCTGACATGAGTGACCAGGGTGTTTCAGTTAGCTCTGCTGCCTCTGTGACGACCACACCATATATTGGCGCAACGTATTTTCAGTATAGTGGTGTTGCCGGCAACATTGTCTTCACTCCGGGAACTGTTGTGACCAGTGGAGCTGGTGTTGTGGATGTGTTCGTCAT